ATAGCCACCTTCGCCACCTCCGCCCCCCATGTTCATGTTTATAGGCAATGTGTTTATACCCGTAGCTGTAGCAGCTCCACCTGTACCTGTACTCATAGGTGTTGGATCTCCTAATCTATACGGCTGTTGAGTAATAAAACGATTACCCTGATTAAATATATTTTGATCGGCTGTGTTATAGAAACTAGGTGCTATTAACATTAATCGTCCTTATCTGATGCTGCGCCAAGCGATGGCATCTTTGCTACTTTAATTTTTACAGATCTAGTTACGTGTTCTCTTTGCGTATCCGTATCTGGATTTGCAATGTCGTCTTCTGCTTCTTGATCTGAATTATATTCTGTGTTTGTTACAGTATTTCTTAATACTATTTCAGCTTCACATTTAACAACCGGTACTTTTTTACCGTCTACTTCAATATATTCTACTGATCCTTCTTCTTTAAATGACATATGTTATTCCCTGTTTATTTGTAGCACAGAAAGTAGAATATGTAATCTATTTCCTGTGGCCGCAGTTGCTTTAATTACCTCACTTTCTTGCAATATTATAGGCTGAGAAAGTAATTCTATTGTCTCATTAGCAGATACAGCTTTGGTTTTATATAAACTAAATACATTTGAAGATGCATCTGTCAAGGTCAAAGTTACAGTATCCGCGTTCCCCGAGTCCTCAGATACGATTATTGATTTTATTATACCAGTTGTTGATGCGGGCACCGTATATACTACAGTTTCCCCATTAGTTGTTAAGTCTTTTTTTGCGTTTGTAAATACGTTAGCCACCTATAAACCAGGACACTCGTTCCTGCTCCTGTTTGACTTCATCTAAAAATGTAGAATTTAATTGATCCTTCATAATAGTTAAAGCTCTGTTAATTTGTTTTTGGTTTGATACATCATATTCTTCTTTTGGTTCTGGTAATCTTATGCTAATCTTTGCCATTATCTTCTACCATCTGGTTGTAGATCTAGTCTAAGTGTACCAAATCTCCATGATTCACTAGCTGTATCATTTTCTATTTTTATATTTACAAATCTACCTCTAGCTCTTGTATCTTTTTTAAGAGTAGATGATGTTATTGTAAATGGACTTAATGCTGTGGTCACTTGTGTGTCTTGTGGATACCTTTTTACACCAAGACTTACTTTTGCATTACCTTGCAGTGCCTTGAAATCTGGTACAAATCTTCTCATAGCTAAAAATGCATCTCCAGCAAGTGCAGGTGATATAGCTGTTTTACCTTTTTGTTCTAGGTCTATATCATATGATTTAATAAATGATGTAACAGATGTTGTTGTACCATTTGGATTTACTTGATCTGTACCTACTTCATGTTCAAACAATGTTGTTTGTCCAAGACCTGTCTCACCTATTATTGCAGGAAAAGTTCCTGTAGATGTAGAACTATATTTAGTTGCAAAAGGTTTTGGATATATAGTTGCATCTACCCAACTCGTTCTTGCTTCTGTTCCTGTGTACCAAACACCTCCTGGAACTCTTGTTAGGGCTGACTCACCAAAATTAAATACAACATACTTATCATTATAATCTGAACCTGCAGATGGATAATACCAAACAACTTCTGTAAATAAATTATTTAATCCTGCGTTTATTTGTTGACCTTTTGTTGTATCAATATTCTCAAATACATGATCTTCTACAGTGCATGGTATAGATTTAACTGTACCATCAAATGCAAAGAAACCTTTAGGTGACATCCAATAAGCAACACCATCTATTTCAACTGCAGAGTTTTTACCAATTAATCCACAGTTAGTTCCAACTTGTTCAAAACCAAATGTAAATGGTGCACCGACAAACTTCATTGTGTATAAAGCGTTGTCAGTCCATATCAAGATTGTCTCCTTAGCTTTCAATGCTCCCATAATTTTTGTACCGTCTTGTAGTCTTTGTGTACCTGCTGAGTTTATTGCAGTAGGTGCATAAGTATTAATACCTTCTTGATCAGAAAATCTAATAAACATATCGTCTTGTGTTGTTGAATCACCGATAGTTGTTTCTGTTGCAAGATGTATTAAGTGACGTGTTGTTGGTGAAATCAATGTCATACGACTTGATGTTGGGTTATTATTAGTTTGAAAGTTAGTTGTTGTAGTAGAAGACCTGTTACCTAATGGAGATGCTGCTCCACCATTCCATGTAAAAGTTTTACCATTTGCAATAGTTGCAATTAAGACTTCTCCAAAATTATCTAATGACCAAAGACCTGGTTCTAGTGAAACAGTTGATGCAGCTGCAGCTTGTCCCCAACCACCATTGCCGTAACTCGCTACACCCCAACCATAACCATATGTTTGTGCTCTTGGTCCAACTGGTTCGTATGGTTTAATACTTAAACTACCACCTGCTGATACAGTGCCACTTGCATTACTAGCTTGATTAATTGTAAATGTACCTGTTGTTGGAACACTGATTACTTGAAAGTTTTTATCTTCAAACTGTGCATCAGTAAAACCTGTACCACCTGGTAATGTAACACTATCTAATTGTACAATATCACCAACAGATAATCCATGACCTGCTTTTGTAATTGTGCAAGTAGGTTGACCATTTGTTGTAGCAATTGTTGCAGAGGTTAGTGTAGTCTTAAGAGGTGTAATATCATAAAGTTGACCTTCAAAATATATAAGTAAAAATTTATCTGTTCCTATCGCAACGTATCTATTACCTGACAAATCTGTAAAAGCATGCATAGCTCTTGCTACACCTACCATTGTATCAGTAATTAAAGAAGACCAGCCACCAACTTTTTCTGGTAAGCCGTACCTAAATCTTACATTGTCAGAATCAACCCAACGGTTTTCTGCTCCAACATCCGAAGATTGTTTATCGATCCCTGGAAGAAATTTATACTCAATTAGAGCCATTCAGTAGCCCCTATATTTTATCTTTATAGATCCAGCCTCTTGTTGCATTAACAAATACCAAAGTAAAAGCTGCGCTATTTGTATTAACAACTAAGTTAGAAGCTGACCCTAATATGTTTGAACCGTTTCTAGAAATAGTGAGATTGTTTGATGCAAAGAAATTTCCGCTATCTATAAAATGTACTTCATTACCTATAGCTGGTGATGCAGGTAGTGTAACTGTTACAGAACTATTGATACCACTTGAAGAAGTATTTACTAATAGTTGGTCGCCATCTACTGCTGTATAAGCTCCAGGTATTGTATAATAACCTTTGTTAATAAGACCTTTGTTTACATTTGTACCATCTGAGTATACTAAAGATTTAGAACCTATAGGTAAAGCTATCCCGGTCCCTGATACAGTTTTAATTGTTAGTGTGTAATTACTTGCTGATCTAGCTGTTGCATCTTCTACAATAAAAACTCTTTCTGCAGAATCTGGCATAGTAACAGTTCTGTTAGCTGCAAGAGTTCCTGTTAGTTTAAAATATAAATTTTTACCATTTGATACAGCATGGTTTGACAATGCTAAAGCAACATCACTTGCTGCTACATCAACAGATATATACCCACTTGCTGCTTGTTCTAATATTTGCAGGTTTGTATTTGTAATTGTACCCCAGGTACCTGACTTTTCACCTGTTGTTATTAGTTCTAGTTTTAAATCACTTGACGTACTTGATGCCATATTTCTCCTATGGGTTCAATGGATCTATAGGGACCCACACCCCTGTTGCGTTTGGATCTATCGGGTTCCATGATATCACAGAAACACTACCACTTGCAAGGTTAAATCTGTTACCTGTAACTGTTGTTCCAAACCCTACTGTAGTATTACCTACAGAAACATTGATTCTTTTACCGCTCGCTAGTACTACTACATTCTGAATACCTACGCCAGCAAAAGTTGTAGCCGAAAATGAAGTTGCTCCAAAAAACATATTATGGTCCCGTTCGTTGCCAAGTTTGAGTTGCGTTAGTAGGAACAGCTTCCCACATTCTAAGTGTTATATCAGAAGTATCTACGTTTAGTCTATTACCAGATGGTAAAGCTTTTGCTTTAGCTATAACTGTTACACTACTAGTAGATATATTTACTCGTTTTCCAGTGACAATAGCTGTAGCATTTGCTTTAGCTGTAACATCACCTAAAGCAAGCTCAAAACCATTACCTGTTACTGATAAATTACATTTACCTATTATTGTTACATCACTTGTGCCAATATTATATCTATTTCCTACTATAGGTGGTCTAGATCCTGCTGTTACTGTAACAGATCCTTTTGATAAATTAACCCTGTTTCCTGTTACCGGAACATCTTTACCAATAGAAGCTTCA